GTAAAAGAACTTGAAAAACGACTCGAAATGCTCGAAAATATGGTAAAAGAGTTACAATCCTCACCAAGACCGAAACTTGGTCGCCCTCCAAAGGATGCACATGGAAACGAACGACTTGAAGTCGATACTGCAAGCTGAGATTGATGACGCTATTGGCTTTATTGAGAGTGAAACAGTAGAGCAGCGCAAACAGGCTTTAGAAGCGTATCTCCGTCAACCTTATGGGAATGAGGTAGAAGGTAAGTCTTCAATCGTTACAGGTGAAGTTGCAGAAGCCATTGATGGTGCTTTGCCTTCCCTAGTCCGTATCTTTACAGGCTCAGATGATATTGTAGTTTTTGAGCCTCAAGGCCCGAAGGATGAAGCATCCGCAAAACAAGCGACACAGTATTGCAACTGGGTTTTTAGCCGTGATAACGAAGGCGTGGCTATTCTTCATGATTGGTTCAAGGATGCACTGCTTCAAAAGAACGGCATCTTAAAAGCGTATTGGGAAGACAAAGAAGACGTTACCAAAGAGCGTTATTTTGACTTGTCTAATGACGAGTTAGCAATGCTGATGAGTGATGAGACAATGGAGATTGTTGAACAAGATACGACAGAGTTTCCGATATTTGACCCAATGGGACAGCCAGTTATAGACCCTATGGGTATGCCTGTGATGGGTGCGACACACAATGTTGTGGTGCAACAAAAGAAAAAATCAGGCAAAGTAACGATTGAGAACGTACCGCCAGAGGAGTTCTTGATTAGCAAGAAGGCTCGTACTATTGCTGATAGCCCATTTGTGGCTCATAGGCAGATGTTGACTCGTAGCACATTGATTGCTATGGGTTTTAACAAAGACCAAGTAGAGAGTTTACAGATGGGTGATGCTTTGGCTTATACGCCAGAGCGTGTGGCTCGTTATGCTGCTGGTGAGCAACCCTACCAAGTTCAGACAGATGACCCTTCAATGCAAGAGATTGAAGTCTTTGAGTGCTATGTCAAAACTGATATAGACGGAAAAGGCATTGCTTCTCTAACTCAAGTTTTCTATGCGGGAAATGAGATTCTTCAAGATGAGAAAGGCAAAGAGATTATTGAGGAAACAGACTATGTTCCGTTCCACTCAATTTGTCCTATACCAATCCCACATAAATTTTTTGGGAACTCACTCGCTGACAGAACAGTTGACCTACAGTTAATCAAGACTACTATCACTCGTCAGATGTTGGATAATTTATATCTGACAAATAATGCACGAGTGGTAGCTGTTGAAGGTCAGGTAAACCTTGACGACTTGCTTACATCTACCGCAGGTGGTGTTATTCGTGCCAAGTCTCCTAATGCTGTTCAACAGTTAGTTGTGCAGAACGTGGCAAATCAGGCTTTTCCAATGCTTCAGTATCTGGACACAGTACAGTCTAAGCGTACAGGTGTTAGTGATGCTTCACAGGGTTTAGACCCTTCTATCTTGCAGAATGTCACGGCAGCAGCAGTAGCTTCTATGCAACAAGCTGGCGCAGGTAAGATTGAACTGATTGCTCGAATATTTGCTGAGACAGGCGTTAAGTCTTTGTTCAAAGGCATCCTTCACTTGCTTTGTAAGTACCAAGACAAGGCTCGTGTAGTGCGTATGCGTGGTGAGTTCGTAGAGTTTGACCCTAGAACATGGGCTAACCAATATGATGTGTCTATCAACGTAGGTTTAGGTGCAGGGAATCGTCAGGAACAGATGGCTATGTTGTCGATGGTTCTTGCTAAACAAGAGCAGTTGATTGCTCAGTATGGCCCTGCTAACCCTTACGTTTCCCCTGCACAGTATCGTGGCACATTGGGACGCATGGTAGAGATTGCTGGCTTCAAAGATAGTGCTGAATTCTACAAAGCAATTACGCCAGAGCAAGACCAGATGCTCTCTAATCCTCCTCCACAGCAACAGCAAATGCCTCCAGAAATACAAGCATTGATGGCTAGAACACAAGCTGAGATACAAGCCAACCAAGCTAAAGCACAAGCTGATATGCAGATGCAACAACAACAACAGCAGATTGATATGCAGATGGCACAACAGAAGGCTGGACTTGAAATGCAATTATTGCGTGAAAAAGAAGGTGCTAAGTTGCAGTTAGAACGTGAGAAACAACAGGCTTACTTTGCACTGAAGCAACAAGAATTTGAAGCAGAAGCACAATTGAAAGCAATGAAAATTGGTGCTGGCATAACATCCAACGTAGAAATTAGGGGTTAAACATGGCTACAGCACCAGTTTATTACACAGACCAATTGGTCAAAGAATACATTGATAAAAACTTTGCAGGTAAAACTGGCGCAGAACTATATAACGCTGTAGCTGATGAAGCTGCTAAACAAGGCGTATCAGCAGAGCAAATTGGGCGTGTGCTTGGGTTTGATACTGCTGCTGTAAACAAATACGCTACAGACATTGGAAAGCCACTTGTTGCAGAACAAAAAGCACTCACAGATGTAATTGATTACGCCTATAACACTCAGTTTGGGCGTGACCCAACAGCGCAAGAAGCAAAAGAAGCACAAGCATATTTAACTGGTGGTGGCACTAATACTAACCAACAAAACTCTGTTCGTGGTACTGGAATTCTTAACCAAAGTTTAGAAGGTTATAACTACGATACACAGAGCATTATTTCTGGTTACAGAAGCACACTAGGACGTAACCCTACGCAGACTGAGTATGTTTCTGCTATGGCTACATTGGGCTATGACCCATTTAATCCTACTGTTCTTGGTGAGGCAGGTAAGTTATCGGCTAATGTTGCTGCGCTAGAAAGTGACCCATTTGCAGGGCGTTATGCCAATGTCAACCCCTATGGAACTTATGACGTAGCTACACAGACCTATAAACTTGATGGGACATTGCCAAACATTTCTCAGAATGTTCAAGGTAATAGTGTCCAGTTTATTAGCCCTGTTACACAAAGACCTATTACCACTTCATTTGAAAATGGTAAGTTAGTTGTTAAAGAAGGTGCAAATACACTAACTGGTGAGCAAGCACAATCAGCTATTAACTTGGCATTGAATACAGGTGCGTTAACTGCTACAGAGTATAAAAACTTAACTGGTTCATTGGCTAGTGCCAAGTCAATGGATGATGTTTATAAAGCATTTGGTACACCACAAGCAGTAGCAGCGTTAGACCCTAACTATGGTTTTCAGTTGGGTGTAGGTAAAACATTAGAGCAAGCACAAGCAAACTCTGTTGGTGTTCAAGCATTGGTAGATAAGATAGCTGCTGATAATGGTGGACGTTTACCTGCTAACTTCTCTGTTGGTGCATTGGCTACAGCTAATAAAATACCCTTCCAGTTTGGTCAGGAAGTTTACGATAAGTCTTACATGACTGAAGCTAATAAGCCAATTACAACATTAGCTAAAACACAAACTTCACCATTTAACTTTAACCCTGCAAATATTTATCAAGCACCAATTACAGCGGGTCAAATGCGTGAGTTGTTTCCCTCATTTGGTGAATCTAAGCGTTTAGCGCAAGGACTAATTAACGAGCGTCCTAGTACACAAAGCATTGTGAACATGATTCAAGGTGCAAATGTAAGCCCAACATACAGACCGCCTCCAACAATTGCGCCTCCTGCTGGATTGATGGATGCTTGGAAAACAGCAGAAACATCTGGTAATTATGGCAATGTTGCTAATATGCTTAAAGGCGTATCAGTTAATGATTTGCGTAACTATGGCGCATCACCTGCTGATATTGCCTACATTACAAGCAGACCAGACATTTCTGGATTGTTTACAAATCAAACTACTGGTTTAAATACAGCAACTGCTACACCATCCTTAAACAACGTATTAAGCATGATTGGTAAATAACCATGAACTACCAAGAACTGCGTGGCTTAGTTGGTGGTGATGCGCCTCAAAGTGCTTCCTATGAGGATATTATTTCTGGTATCCAAAGCCAGTATCGTCCACAGACTCAGTTTGCGCCTACCACTTCATTGCTAGACATGATTGGCAGCCAGTTACCTGAACAACCAAGAATTGCTTATGGTTCGTTGTTGCAACCAAAAGGATTACCATCACCGATTGATTTAGGTTCGGGTGTAAAAAATACTGACACGATTGCTACTGGTGATTCTGGTGCATTAAGCACTATTACTACTGGTACTGGCAAGATTACTGATAACTCAGACCTATCAAATACGCTTGTTTACAACAATAATTTTACTAATACTTTGGGTGGAACAACTGGTGGTGTTACAGCGGGTGATGTGACAAAGACAGGCTCTGTAATGGCGGCACTTGGCACGTTGGCAGGTAGTTCTGATTTAGCCAAGGCAGGTATTGCTTTGAATCTTATTGGCTCTGGTGCTGATATTAAGAGCGAAACAGATGCGTATAACTTGGCAACCAGAATAGCTTTGATGGCGGCTGGCCCTGCTGGTGGCGTTGTAAATGCGGCTATTGGTGCGGTTACTGGAAACAACAGACAGTTAATTGACGCTTTAACCACTCTTGCTAATCCTACTCTTGGTGCTTTAAACACAATCATGAGTGCTATTACTGGTCAATCATTAGGTACATTTGGTAGTGGATTGTTGGCTGCGCCAGAAGGCTCAATTACTGATTTAGGTCTATTGGGTGCTAGTAACTATGGAAACGCCATTAACAGAAGCGCAGCAGACGTTAACGAAATGTTGCGTGATGCACTAACAGGTGGATACGACTTAACTGGCACTTACGACTTTAGGGGCGGTGGTGCTGGTAAATACATAGATGACAACTCATCGGCTCAATATGCCTACTGATAAACACCTATTAGCACAATGGGCTAAAAACTTACTAAATGATGACTTTTTCAAAGAAGTATTAAATAACTTGAAAAATGAACAGATTAGTGTGATAATTAACACAAGTGCAGAAGAATGTGATAGGCGGGAAACTGCTTATCAGCACATTAAGTCTATTGAACTGATTACAG